ACTACCAACTTCTGATGCGGTAGCACGTGGATTTGGTCACAGTTCATTAACTGGAATTGTTGATGCTGTTAAAAATTATGAATGGGTTTGGGGAACTAATCATTATCCATCAAGACTTGTCCCATTAGAAAGATATTCACAAGCAGTAGCTGGGGGGCAAGAAAACAGAAATGAAGCCTTACATACATCAGAATTACAGAAAGCAGTAGTGAATGTTAATGAACCAGTGCGAAATTTACAACAAATCGCAAAACATTTTTGTATAGCACGTGGTCTTACTAAATATGGACAAATAATGGATCTATCAACCCAAACACTTTCATTGAGAGTGGACTATAATGCTGGAGCATCTGAAGATAAACTATTTAATAATTATATATATGGATTAAAACGTATTGTAATTAATAAAGATGGTGTACGAGTTGAAAATTAATAAATGAAGTAATCCAGTGTCCCATTTTTTGAATTCTCTATATATGTTTTCCAAATTTGGGACATATTATTTTACATTTTTTATTATTATTATTAAAAAAAAATAATAATAAAAATATCTGTATAAGATATATAAAATGAGTAATCCAAATATTGTTAATGTGGAGAAATTTGAAATTTTACCAAGTAATCAACCAGCAAATAATACCTATAGTTTCAGAGAAGGCAACCCAATTATACAAATAACTATACCAAGCCAAGCTAAGTTTTTAAGACCTTCAAGTGTAAGAATTAATGGAACACTAATTTTAAAAAATTCTAATCAAACACTGGCTAATAATAATAATTGTTCGTCATTAGCCCAATCTGATATAAGGCTAAATAGCCGTGTTGGAGTTCATTCCGTTTTTCAAAATGTAGTTTTATCTTCCGAAGCAACAAACCAATCCTTAGAAGCCATTAGACAATATGGAAGATTAGTAAGTTGTTTATTATCATCAACACATTCAGAACAAGATTTAATGTCTGAAAAATCTAATGTAGCACTATTAAATGGTCTTGATGATGCGTCAGGAAATCTTGTTAATAATGAAGTCCGTTTTAGTGTTCCTTTGTATTGTGGTATGTTACAAGGTGGAAACCCAATACCACTTAGTATGAATGGTGTGAATGGTCTTAAAATTCAGTTAGAATTGGCTTCAGACCAGCAAGTGCTTAAAGGATCTGTTGCCTTCCCAACCACAAATAATGCTGGTACCCCATTAGGTGTTTCTGTTCTTTCTGGTGCTTTTTACCAATTAAAAGATGTTTCTGTTTCTGGCGACCTACTTGTTCCAGACGATGCTGGACAGCAAAGATTAAGTGTAGCTGGTAGTGGTGCTTTCCAATATAATTCATATTCTTCGTTATATAGTGTAATTAATTCAAATGATAGTACCCAAACTTATAATCTCGCTTCTTCGCAAGTCCTTAGTGTCTTCCATACATTCCTTCCAGTTTCAGCCAGTAATAGTTATGCAAATGATGCTTTTGAAAATGGTGAATTAAAAAACACAGATGCTGGTGGTACAAATTATGATACAGAAGCAATATTAAAGAAAGTTTCTTTTAGTCGTGGTGGTGTTAAACTTGGTCTTGATTATGAAATAGATGTAGAAAAAAATTCACTTGAAGGATTACCTGAAACCCAAGTAATGATGAATTACTTAAACTCTTTCCAAGATTTTTCAGCATCTTCAAGAATGATCAACAATAGACAACTATTAGGATATGGGGGCAAAGAATTAAGACCATTTAATGATGTTATGACTAAAAAACGTGCTGTTGGTGTTGATAATGACAGCGGAAAAAGAAATTTTGGTATTGGTCTTGCTATGGATAGAGTAAGTGACGTTGGTATGAGTTTTAAAGGTCAATCATACGCAACACGAATTCAAAGTAATTTAGACGGTAAGTCACCAAATGCTGTATTTACCTTTGTTCTTAGTAAGAATACACTTCAATATTCCCCACAAGGAATTATGATTAGTTCTTAAGCGAAGTTTTTAACAAAAGTTTTTTTATTTATAAAAAGTTTTAATTATTATTAAAAAAAAATAATAATTAAAATATCTGTATAAGATATATAAAATGAGTAACCAATTACCAGATATTTTAAATGTTAAGACATTACCAACTATTTCTAATATGGAAATAAAAACAGAAGTTTTAGATCCCATTACTTCTTCTGATAGTGAAATTGTTTTTCAACTACCTAAAAATGGTATTTTAGATGGCGGTTCTTTTGTTTCCCTTGCGGTTACAAGTACTGTGGGTGAAAATGATGCCTTTTTTCCACTTAACACTGGAATCCACGGTTTAGTAAAAAGTGCCTATTTGATGAGTGGGAGTAAAGTGTTAGCATCTACTGAAGATTATGGACATTACGCCACAATGGTTAGACAGTTTGAAACACCTGAACATCGTGCCTTTGTAGAGCAAGTTAAAGTGGGTAATTCTTGCGATAGATGGTGTGAAGCTGATGCTGGATCTCTTAATACTTTACCACCACAAAAGGCAAGACTTATACCAAAAGATTTAGAATATAATGCAGGATTAACAGCCGCAACCGTCCCAGCATTTATAAAACCCACAAGTAATGATACTACAACCCCAGTATTCAATGTGGCTCTGTCACAGCTTATCCCATTTATGCGTAGTAGACAACTACCACTTTTTGCTATGAAGGAAAATGTGTTTTTAAGACTTATTCTTAATACACAATCCGCAAAAACAGATGGTACTATTTGTTGTTTCCCAAATGGTTCTGGGTCAGTTGGTGCTATTAAACCTTCACACGTGAACATTAAATTTTATTCAGATCATCTGTATTTCCTTGATGGTTCAATGGAAGCAACACAAAAACAGATTTTCAGTGAAAATGGCTTATCATATATTTACGAAGATAGTGTTTTGACCACGTCACAAATTCAAGCTACAGCAAATCCAAACGCTGGTGCTGTAAGTGAACAAAAAGTAGAACGTGATATTGCTGTTAGTGGAAGAACTATTAGATCAATTATGATTGCAGAAAAATTCACTGGAGTTTCACATAATCTTTTGGGACAATATCACTCAGACGCAGAACAAACAGACACCGCTGTTAATTTTAGAATTAATGAACAGAGATATTACGATAGAGATTTAACTTCACCATCTATGAAATATAATGAACTTTCAAAAGTGATGGCGAAACCATTACAAGTTCCAAAACAAGTTTTTTGTATGGATAGTGAAACCAATAAAGCAGTTGATGATAATGCTGTTAATCAGAATAGTGTTTATACTGGTACTATTGAAGTATTCCAATTACCAGATGATACTTCTACTGATAGAACCAATGATTTGCGTGGTAAATCAAGTTATGTAGGTGTAGATTTAACCACAAGTGGGTTCAATGTTCTTGGAAATGGTAAACGTGTGGGAGTTAAACCAATTACTTATCAATCAACATACAAACGTACACGTGATCGACAGGGGGCAAAAGAAATAAGGTTTTATTCAAATGTAGAACGTGTTATAAATATTAAGAATGGGGAAGTTATTGTATCCGCATAATTAAGTGTCCCATTTTTTGAATTTCTATATAGTGTTTTCCAAAAACGAGACACTTTTTTTCATTTATATTTTTTCTTATTTAATAATATTATTATATAATAATAATATGGCTAAATATCTCTTATTAGAATGTAATAGGTTACGTGGAAAAGCAACGTATAATAATTTAAATGAAGATCAGGACAAATTCAAAAGCAATTGGACTAACGTTATTTCAACTGAAGGGTTGATAATAAATGCTGGTGATACAATTTCATTAGAACAAATTATTATCAATAGTAAAGGTGCTTCAGATGAAGTAATTGAATTTAGTGGTGATGAAAATGAAAGTGGCTTTGTTGATAATAAACTTAGATTAGAATATTCATTTTATATAAATCACGCTGGAAGCAATACCGCAAGATTACCATTTTTAAAACATTCAACCTATCGTGGTAATGGAAGTACATTAGCACCAAATCAAGTATTACCAAATAGCGATCCAAAAGAACCAAAAAATAATGGTACTATTAGAGATAATACCGAATTTTTAAATATGGTTAGTAGAAGAAGTTTAGGCGAAATTTTCTTACCCCCAACTATTGGTAGTGGTTTTAATAATACAGAATTTTATGATGAACTAAATAAATCATATTGTGGCGGTTCTATGATAACGCGTGCAAGAACTGAGCAAACTGGGTCAAGTGGAACTGGAAATATCAATGGTGGATATGAAGCTAATGTGGTATACGATACAACGGTTGAAACTGGTGGTGTAGGACAATTTGGAACTGGAATGAGAATAAGGGTAGATAGTGTTACAACTGACGGCAATGTATATGGAATTGTTGAAAGCTGGAGTATAGCCAGTATGGGACGTAATTATGGATTGACTGGAGCATTTACTTTATCATTAGATATAGACCCAGTACGATTACAACCAGTCCCAGCAACTGGGGGAACTACTGGATCTAAACATATATTAAAATTTTTTACATATACCAATTCTAATATATTTAGTCAAAGTGGATTAAGTGGATTTGATGGTAGTAGATTTACATTTTTAAATTTCGGATATACTGGTTTATGTAATAAAGGAGAAGCTGAAAGTAGTGCGACGATTTCAGTTAATAATGATTATGATACTATTGAAGAAGAAGCATCAAAAAGAACAAAAACATTAGATTTAGAAGTTCAAGAAGGGTTTTTAACCCCAGACAATTTAGGAACATTAATTACAGATCAATTACACGAACCTTCATATATTAATAAAATATCAAATGATAGAGCAGAATTTTTAGATTATAATACACTTAAATTTTCCCATAGAGATTTATTGGGAAACGTAGTTAACCAAGCAAAACCAGTTATAGTATCAACCCCAACATATCAGCCACAAGTTTGTAATTTTTCAGCACACGGAATACCAAATACTACTGCAACATATTGTGGAGTAAGAAGACAATGGTATAATAACGTAGCATATAAACACCCTGAAAGAGTTGAAGCTTTGAAAGATATATTTTATAATTTTAGTTATGTAAGAAATGATGATAGTTTCGGAGCGGATATTATGAGTGGAACTAATAGTAGTAGAACTGGTTTAAATAAAGGAGATTTCGGAAATTTAAATACTGGTGATATTGGTTGTAGAGTAGGATTATTAAATACATTTGCGAGTGAAGGCACTGGCGATCAATTTATAATTTTAAAAAAACACGGTTTAGTTATAACTAATATGTTATGGACTACTGATAATATACAAAGAATATCAAAAGGATTTAGAAAGGCAGAAAAATATTGTGGTGATACGTCATTAATAATTGATACAGATAGTGATAATTTCAAAAATAATTTATTAGTAAATTTAGATTTAGGAATGTATGATGACGAATTTTCAAGTCAATTTCCATTAAATTATTTTTTGAAAGATGCAAATGGAAATCCAATATATTATGCTAATCAAAGAAAGAAATTTAATAATAAAATAGTAGCTGATCTTGTTTCATCTTGTGAAAGTACTACAGATTATAATGTTTTAACTAATGGAAATGGAGTTTGTGAAGGCAACACAATCCGTAATTTTCCAGAAAGTGTTTCAAATGATGGTCAAGAACTTTCAAGTATAATGGTAAAATCACGATTTCAAGAAGGGTTCACTTATGAAAAAAGTATAGACGCAACTTATACACAAGATAAATTAGATACAACAGAATTTTTTAGCACTTCCCAACAAGGTTCACCCTTTGATACAACAACAACAGCCGATATTTTAGAAGAAAACTTTTTTATTGGTTCATTTCCTGATAGTATAACCAGTAAAACAAAAAGTACGAATGATTGTATTGAAGAAGCAAGATTAAATGATATTGGTTGTGTCCCAGTTTTTTCAAATAATTCAGCAAATGGTTTTATGAAAAGTAAAAATGGTATACCATATATAGCTTTTATATGTGGTATTGAATGCGGATCACCCACAACAGAATTTGATACTACGAATTATTCAAACCCCACTAATAAATGGAAAATAGATGTATGGAATAGCACTTTCGGAACACAGATTGGTTTTGATCCATCTTTTACAAGAAATGAAGCAGTATGTTTTGTAAGTCCGATGATAGGTAATATCGCATCTGGAACAACTGGTGAACTGGCGATAGAAAATTATATGAATGTAGGATATATAGGGTCAGTAAATCCAAGTATATTATATAATCCAGTATTATCACGTTTTGAAATAAGTGGGTTAAATACACCAGCAACAATTGGAAACGGATTATTGTCTGATATACCTGAATTAATTACACCTAATCCTAATCCTGAACAAATTTGTTATAAAGTAAATAGGATAGGACAAATAGCATTATCAGAAGCAAAAGTAGTTGGTGATGTTCCAATTAATACTAATACTGGTCAAGCATATACACAAAATGACGCACCAAGAATAGGACAATTTGACGATGCACAACAAGACCAAGGAAGTATAATTGATAGTCAATCTGGAATAGCTATTGAAAATATTATATTATTTGATAAAAATGATAATACAACAACATTAAGTTCGACAGATGAAGATAATTATAAATTATGTATGTTTGATAAAATGGGATTTGATTTAAACCAATTATTACCAAAATTTGGAGATAATAACGCTTTCTTTACAAATCAGTTTGTATTTCAAAATAAACCACCTACATATAGAACTGGATTATTAAATATAACAAGACCAGCAACTACTGGGTCTTATATATCATCAGCCGAAATACAACCATTAAGTGTCAATGAATTAAATTTACCATTATATGATTTAGGTGCTAATTGTAACAGACAAACAGAACCTGATATAAACCAAGGGACTATAACGGCATTTGAATTACCTGATAAATTAAATTTCCCATATTATACGGTTTATTCATCAATACCAAGTCAAGGAACAGACAGTGTATGGATCGGTGGTAATGATGGTTATTCTAAATTACCTTGTATGGGATATTTGACACGTGAAAATAATATTGGTGATTTTTATTATAATGCTGAGCAAAGTTTTCAATATACGGCAACAAAGGATTTTACATTAACGGAAATAGAAACAGATATTAGATTACCAGATGGTTCAAGACCTAAATTAAATCCACATTCAGCGGTAATATATAAGATTACTAAAAATATAAATTCTTTACCCCCAATACCTAAGAATTAATATCTAATTATATATATAAGATGGTTGAAGATAAATTAAGGGATTATAGAAGAAATTATTACCAAAAAAATAAAATAAAAATTGCTGAATATCAACGGAAATATTATTTACGTAAAAAGGGATTACCTGAAGATTATGTTTTAAAATGGCGTGGTGAAAAGCTAAAACAATTGACTATTACATTTGGTGAATTTCTAATTACATTTGATTGATTTGAAAGTGTCCCATTTTTTGAATTTCTATATAGTGTTTTCAAAAAATGGGACACTTTTTAAAAGTTTCTTTAAATACCTAAATTTTTCAATATTAAATATATTTATATTAAGTATATTTAAGATGGTAAAAAAGATTGAAATAGGAAAAGGAAAAAATAAAAGAAAAGTTCCACAAACTTATATTCCAAAAGATTTAAGTAAATCTGATAAGAAAAAACAAGAAAAAAGTATATTAGAAAAGAAAGAAAGACCGAAAGTAGATATGAAGAAAAAAAGAAGTGGTTGGGTAGAAAAGTTTGAAAAGAAATATGGAAAAAAGATTACTAATAAAAAATGGATCAATGATAATTTATTAAAATCAAAAGGTCAAGAATTAGTGATTAAAAAAGGTCAAGGTGCTTTTTATTCCAGTGGGTCAAGACCAAACCAAACGGCTTTCAGTTGGGGATATGGACGATTAGCAAGTGTATTAATGGGTGGTCCATCAAGAAAGATAGATAAAGATATATGGGAAAAATACAAGCGAAGCAGTTAATCAAAGATTTAACAAAGTTAATAATAAAAAATAAATATAATAAAAATATATTGATAAGATATATATAATGAGTTCTTTTGGAAATTATCAAGATACATTACTTAATCATCAAACCACACAAATTTCACACCATACCACAAACCATTCTAAATTAGAAGATATAAAAACTAAATTAGATACGGTTGCTACCAATACTGCTAATATAAAATTAACAGCTGATAGTGTAAATTTAAATACTGATGAATTAGAAGGTAAATTAGATACTATAAATAGTACCTTATCAAGTGGAATTGGTGGATTACCAGCAACTTTAACTGGTAGTGGAAATTTGAAGGTTTGCCTACAGGAATTGGGGAATGAAGGATCGGAACGGTTAAATATTGATGTGGGTTCTACTGTAGCACAATTACCAACACAACTTACAAGTGAAGGAAATTTGAAGGTGTCTATACAAGAAGATTTTACACATAATCTTTCTACGAGTGCTAAACAAGATGTAGGAAATGGACATTTAAGCAATATTGATACTGGTATTGATGTATTAGAAGCGTGTGTAGGTTCAAATAAAGTTAATGTAAATATTAGTAGTGGAAATATTAGTGGATTTAGCACAAGTGCTTTACAAGGAACTACAAATGGTAAATTAGATACTATAAATTCGTCATTAGGAGATGTAGCAACAGAAAGCACTTTACAAACCATCGCTGAGTTTAATTGTGATACAACAGATGTGACCATTACTGGTGGTGTAGTTCTTCCAGCATCTTTGACAGGTAGTGGAAATTTGAAGGTTTGCCTACAGGAATTGGGGAATGAAGGATCGGAACGGTTAAATATTGATGTGGGTTCTACTGTAGCACAATTACCATCATCATTAAGTGGATCTGGAAGACTGAAAATTGAAAATGATTTCGATGGTGCTGTAACAAATGCTGGTTTAACTGCTTTGAATTCTGCTATAAATAGTGATAGAGTAGATGTTAATATTGCTAATGGTGGATTTAGTGGTGCTGTGACCAATGCAGGATTGACCGCATTAAATAATTCTATTGGATCAAATAAAGTTAATGTTAATATTAGTAGTGGTGGATTTGATGGTGCTGTTACTAATGCTGGTTTAACTGCTTTGAATGGTGCTGTGAATAGTGATAGAGTAGATGTTAATATTGCTAATGGTGGATTTGGGGGGGCTGTGACCAATGCTGGTTTAACTGCTTTGAATGGTGCTGTGAATAGTGATAGAGTAGATGTTAATATTGCTAATGGTGGATTTGGGGGGGCTGTGACCAATGCAGGATTGACCGCATTAAATAATTCTATTGGATCAAATAAAGTTAATGTTAATATATCTTCTGGTGGATTTGATGGAGCTGTGACTAATGCAGGTTTAACTGCTTTAAATTCTGCTGTGAATAGTGATAGAGTAGATGTTAATATTGCTAATGGTGGATTTGGTGGGGCAGTTACTAATAGTGGTTTAACTGCTTTAGAAGCGTGTGTAGGTACAGATAATTCAACTGGTCCTTCTAAATGTATAAGTATAGGCGGTACAAATTTATTGGGTGGGGCGATACAAGAGATAGCAGTAGATGGTGATGGGCATTTACAAGTAGATATTTTAAGTAGTGCTTTACCCAGTGGAGCATCAACCGAATTAACGAGTGCTGTTGTAGCAACTAAAACCACACTACACACAACCAGCGAATTAAAAGAATTGTTAAGTGGTGTTACTATAAATAGTGGTAATCTCAGTAGTGAATTTGATTTTGAGAACTATAGACACGCTCGATTCTTCGGTATAACAACGAGTTCAGTAGGAACAGATTTTTTAGTGATGGGTTCAAATACAAGTGGGGGGACTTACTACGTGATGGGGGAAAATTTAAGGTCTGAAACTATAAATTCTACTCACTATATTTACTCACCACATATAGAAAACTTACCACGATATGTAAAGATAATAAATAAGAGTGGATCAACTAATTATATTTTCACGAAACTCTATGTCCAATTATCAGAAGGAAGAGTAGCAGTATAAGATAATACATTATATGATATATAGTAATATATGGGTTTATATATACATTTATGATACTTTTATATAGTCTTATTAATAAAGCACTTAAAAGTATCATAAAAATTAATTTTTATGATACTTTTAAATAGTAATATATATATTATATAGTAAATGTAGCATAAAAGTGTCATTTAAGAGATATATAATATATATTAATTTAAAGATTATATATATTACAATATAATATATAATGACTATCTCGCTTACTTTGAAAGAACAAGTTTATTTATACAAAAAACTGCATATATTATTCTATACAACAACAGAACAGAACAAGGATCTAATCTTTACAATCAAAGAAAAGGTATTAAAACAATTAAAAAAGAATATTGAAAAAACAAAAAAGAAGATAGAACAATTAAATCATATTGCTACAATAGATATTTATTTATGAAAATAATGTTAATTAATATATCTATGTAATATATATAAAATGGTTAAAGAAAAAATGACATTAGATGGTTATTCAAAAAGTGAACTTATACATATTGTAGATATGTATAATATCGGATTAGATATGGAAACTTTAAAAAAAAGTAAAGCTGAACTTTTAAAAGAAATGAAAAAAGTACCCAAAAAGAAATATGTGGATTTACCAAATAAATCAGATGTAAAAAAAATGGTGGCGAAAGATAAACAAAAAAAATCATCTTTAATAAATAAAGTTCAATCAAATAAGATTACAAATTATTCTAAAAAAAAATAAAGTGTCCCAAATTTGGAAAACACATATATATATTTCAAAAAATGGGACACTTATTATTTCTTATCATATAATTCTTCACTACCCCTTTTGATCTGTTTGGGGTTTCTCAAATTATATCTTTTACCTTCAATCTCTTTATTTATTTCTACTTTTTCTTTATTATTTTGTTTTTCTTCATCACGACTTAAAACATTATCTAATATTTCTATTGGTCTATGTTTATAAAGTGATATGTACCATTTTATCTTTCTACAAGAACTACAAAATTTATTAACAAATAAATATTCATCATTCAATTTACCTTCACAAAGTACGCACGAAAAATTCATTATATAATAAAAATAGATATTAAATTTTATCTTTTTTAATAATATAATATGTGGAAACTTTTGAGTAAATTAAAATGTAAAATGATGGTATGTTGTAATTCTAAATGTAGTATGAATGATACAGATGGTGATGGGGTCGTGGATTCAATAGTTATTGAAAGTTGTGATGAACAAAAGAAAAGATATGATACAGAAAAAGAATATACAATATCTGATAAAAAATTGTATAATCCAATAAGTGGGAAAAAATATGATATATAAAATAATTCTGTAAAATAATATATATCATTAGTATATATATATTATGGCAAGTGCTTGGATTGAACACGTTAAGAAATATGCAAAACAAAACAAAGTATCTTATAAAGAAGCTATGAGCAAGGCGAAAGCTTCATATAAACCAAAAGGATCAAAGAAAGATGATAAAAAGAAACCAGCTAAGAAAGATATGAAAGATAAAAAAATGTCTAAAAAAGAAATGTTAGAAAAAAAGAAAATGGAAGAAAAAAAAATGTAATCTAATAATATCTATATATTATGAAATTAACAAAAGATCAAAAAGTTGAAATTATGAAAGCAACTGAATTATATTCTGAATGCTTAGAAGAAGTAGAATGCAGTATTGAATATAAACGAAAAAGCATTTTAGATTTTATTGAAAGGTATACTAATTTTATTTGTGGTAATCCGCCAAAGCAGAAGAACAACGAATGATCAGTAATGAATATTCGTATGGGTTAAATTCTAAATTTTCAATCATATTTTCAATATGTTCTAATTTATCTTTAGAAGACATAATATTTAGATCATTAATAATCGCATCAAATGGTGTTTCACTATATGTTAAATCATCTTTTGAAAAATAGTTAGCTAAGTGGTGTGTATCACCTTCATAAGTAATAACTAATGTACTTATATTAACTTGTGGTAATACTTTGAATTTACATAAAATTAAAATAAATTCTTTTTCAATATCTGAAAAATGTGTGCTATGAACTTCATTAAAAGCGTGTAATCCCCTTTTCTTTGTTTCTGATAATCTCGGATAATAAGACCCACTCTTTTTGATTAAACCGCTCTTAATCAATTCTTCATAGTCCTTAATAGGTTTCAAAATCTTAGTTTTCCACCACTCATCATCATTTTCTAATGTGTTTTTTATATAAATTGTTTTAGTCATTATATATTATAATGTAATATATAATGTTTAAATGAATATTAAAATATTAATCTAAATATTGAATTGTCTTTACGTGAATAAAAGTTTTTTCAATTAAATGTTTAAATCTGGTTTTTACATTTTCAGGATCGCTTACAATTCTGTAAATAGTTTGTCTTGAAATATTATATTTTTCTTTAATATCTTTCCAAGTAAAATAATATTCCTTCGTTCCAAAGGTATTATCTTCAGAATTAAATGGTGTAATGGTGTAATGATAAAAGGATTTATTTGTTGAACGCATAATAATACAATATATAATATAATGTATTATTTCTTTAAATAATTTATTCAATTTTTTTATTATGTATATGTTTTATTTGCTTGTAATTCATTATTAGTATTCTGCCTTTGTGTGACCATTTCACTCATTCTTTCCAGCATTTCTGCTTGTTGTCTTTCTGCTTGTTTGGTTGGATCTTCTCTTATTTTTATTGATGCACGTGTTGTTGGTTGAAGACTTGTAGCCAATGTCATATCAGGTTTTCTTACTTGTAATGACAGTTCATTAAGATATAATGTTTCAGCATTATTAATATCAATCCAATCTTCATAGTTAGCATCGTAAGTTAATGCTGAATTATCATCACTTTTACTAAAAACAGATTTTGGAATTACCTTAATGGTTTTACCAACATTTTCATTTTCACCTTCCATTGATTTCACACCAGTCAATTCTGGGATTGAAATATGTAATGTATCGTCACCAGCCAATTTAATTGGGGCTATGTTACCATTAAAATTAAAAGTAGTATTATCATTTTGTAATACATTTTCACCATATCCAATGGTAGAACCAATTGAACCCCCACGTGTATTTCCATTTAACCGAGCTGGGTTTTGGTCATTATCATCTATATCATCTTGCGTAAGTCTTCCTACAAGCAACGTTGAAGCAAGGGGTAAATCAGCACCAAGAGCAACACCAGCAGTAGCATCACTATTGTCCACGTGTAATTCTTCGTCGTGTATAGCGTTTGCGTGTTTAGTCATATCTAAAACTTCACCATTAAATAAAGTTGGTTTGTTTCCTAATAAATTAAATTTACCACTACAAGAAATCCTAACTGGCGAATTTTTAGGAACGGCAACAGAAGAACCTTCAAATCCTAATGGGTTCAATGAAAAACCACTTGTTAATGAAAACTGATATATACCATTAAATGTAAATGGATCATAAGTTAAAGTTCCAATACTGGTTGCCGCTAAAATTGGGACAGTATCATTTAAATATACAACAAATTCTAATGGGTCATCTGGATTTTGTTTTAATACCATTCCGTTGGCTTGTGCCGAACCGTTCCCAGCCAGTGGTGTAGTTTCTGCTAATAATATATTTAATTGATAATCATAACCATTATTAGAATGATTTACAATTATCATCTTATATACACTATCAGCAACTGCCCCAGTATTTGTATTATTTTCTACTTCTGTTTGTAAAGTAGCTACTTGTCCGTGTAGGTCTGTTCCAGTAATATATGCTGAAAATTGATCTAATGATAAAAATGGGTGAAATGGGGCATATACCAGAACTCCCCTATTTGTTGATGCGGTTGATTTTCCAGTATTAGGATTTACAATAACATTATTTCCAACACCACTCGGCACACCCTTAGTAGTATAAATTAATGAAGTATATGCTACACCATTTATAGTTTGTGAATAAATATTTGGTCGTCCATCTAATGCATTGTTACCCCCTACATTGTCCGCCATTGCTGTATAATTTATACCGTCAGTAGATTTTAACATTCTCACCACGAAATCGTGACCAGTTCTTGTAGTAGCTGATGTTCTGAGAAACTCAAAGCCAAACCTATCAGTAGTGTCAAACATAGCATCTAAATCAACAGCATCGATAACACGTCTTTCTTCTTGTCTTCTTCCATTCGGCGATGAAATACCCCCTGCACCTTGTTGAACTAAATTAGAAACTACTAATTTATACTGTCCGTCATCAGCATTAATTCCTATATCAACTAAAATATCACCTTGAAAGGGATTAAAATTAACAAATGGATTTGCATTAGATGGACTTGATAAGGTATGACGAACTAAACCACAAGTGGAAATATGGGGTTTGAAGGCATTAGTAAAACTTGTACCTTCACCTTCCAAACCAAATCCAAGGTATCTGGCTAATCCTTCGTGTAATCTTATACCATTTTCAAGTATAGCTGAAGCACGACCAGTTCCAAGATGAGCACATACTGAATTATTATTATCGGTATCATTGTTTATTATACCCATTTGTTCGGAAGAATTACCATTAACAATTTGAGACCATATACCCCCCTTTGTCTGTGCTGGTGTGGGAACATTAGCATAACTTATATTAAATAAATCTTCTGTGACTGGATTAGCATTGGGATTTCCTTTAGTAAATACACAAGACCACGTGTAATTCTCTTGTAAAATTGCTTTATTCATAGCACTCTGAATTGCCGTGGCTAATTCATCACCTTCATATCTTCCATCATCTACTTTCGCATATCTATAACCACTAATATTTCTAAAATTTGAGATCATAAAAGCGATTACATTATTTGCTGGTGTTATTCTATAATAACCATCATCTCTAAAATGATAAAAATGGTTTAAACATACTTGACTATTTGGTTTTATCAATATTGGTTGTGGAAAATGATTTTTAAAATTAAATGGGGGTTGTTCTATTGTTTCATTTCTGGATTTTGATGCTAAATTAATTAACGACATTATATATAATGTAATAAAATATATTTTATTTTTATATTTTATTATATTAAATTGATGTTTAAAACTTTGCAAAATAAAGATGAAATTGTTGAAGCTACTAAATTAAAGAATAATTCTTTAAAAAAAGTAGACGAAAAAGCTGAAAAAAAGATTAAAGAAAGCACTAAACCTATTAACCCTAAATTTATATTTGAAGGTACGATGAAAAAAGTAAATAATACTAAATATAGAAAACCTACCCCTGAAGATGAAAGTAAAATGAAAATAATTGAAATTGGTGATTATTGAAATAAGTGTCCCAAATTTGGAAAACACTATATAGGAATTCGAAAAATGGGACACTTGGTTATAATTAATTTAAGTTTCTTTGTTCCATATAATATTTAGTAAATTCTTTTGAAGTTGGTTTGATTAATCTGTGTCTTTTTTGATGTTCTTGAATTTCATATAAGTTACTAATAATCCTTTTATTAATTGAATATACTTGCTGTCTTTTCCCCTTAATCTGTTTTTTCTGACTACTCACAATTTCTTTACCAAATAAATTTTTAGTAATCTTAATAATAAACTGAAATCTTTTGTATTGATCATTAAGTTCAACCGATTTATCAACCCCTTTATATTTTTTCATAATATCCGTTTTTTCTTCATCTGTAAATTTTTCTTGATAATCTGATTTTTTGGTTAAGTCTTTATTATATCCAAGCTTATCATATAAATCCATCATTTGACCCACTTTGTAATATTTTGAATTAATCTTTTTAAATTCTATCTCATCTTCCTTCTTTAACATTCTATCACAATATTCTTTATTCTTAAGATAGAATGATTTTTGAAGAATATACTTTTCAATAGATCCAGCATTTGTAAAAAGTGTTCTGTTCTTTTTAATAAGTTCTGTGTCATAAATTCGTACTACGTCCATATTTGCTTGTGAATTCAAAGCATCAGAAACTTTAAAATTTTCTTTATTAAATAACTTTACTCTTATCTTTTTCTTCAAATTTTTTTCACTATCTTGTGTTTCAGTTCTTTTTTTCTCTTTGATCGTATCAATGAAACCACGTTGTGGTAATAATGTTTTGAAATGAACATATTTATTAGTTGAATAAGCATCAGTTTTAATATATAAATCTACTGATAAATCAATAAACATTTTTTCAAGTTCGTCCGAATAATTACCGCGTCCTAAAATATCAATTGCTTCTTTTTGTTGGTTTTCAATATCTTTTACAACTTCTTTAGAATTATTATAAGCTGACTTCATACATACTTTCAATTCAAAGCAGTAATAAAGATGTGATATTTTCCTTTCTCTGTTGATTTGTTGTAACATAGCAGTTGGAGAAATACTTTCTGTTTTATAGTATGCATACACTGGTCTTTTATGTTTTCCTAAATATCCATTACTATCATTACCATAAACGATCTTTGGACTAAATATAATTTTTGCGTGTGATTTCAAATCAATATATTCTTCATCACCTTTTCTTTTATCATCTCTTGCGACAATAAGTTTAATAATTGCTTTTGGATCTTTTTTCATTAATTGTTGGTAAATATCAACTGCTTCTGTTTTACTATCACAAGCACACATAAAGGTTTTTTCCTTACTCAATCTTTCAACTAAATCTTCTTTACTGGTAAGCTCTGTTGATGGTGTACCTTTATTATGAATATGAGTATTTTGAATATAAGTAAATGTATTTCTACGTTTTCTAATATATTCAATAAACTTCATAGAAATATCTGAAATATCAGCATCACTACAAATTATCTTTTTTGCCTTCATAAATACTTCATTTACAAGAAAATTAAATACTTCAATTCGTTTGTTATCCATTGTTGTTGATTGTAAGCAATATTCAACTAATGAATTAAATTCATCAAGGAATATTATCCGATTTTCCAATTCTGGAATAGATGAACCCCACGATGAAGACCACCCTGAAATTTTCATAATACTATCAATACAAATGATAAGACCAGTATTAGTATTATCAATATCATATCCATAATAATCAACACCATCAATACGTTCACCAAAATCTTCAAATTGTTCTTTTGCTAATGAAATTCTTGATACAATACTTACGAAAGATTGACCATTTTTAATCATATATTCTTTAAAACTTGAAGATTTAGCAGTTCCAGTATCTGATTGAATAACCATATCATCATACGCATCATAATCCAAACCATTTTTATATGTATCTTTTTTGATAAAATCACCTGTTAAATAAGGCATATCAATTGATTTATCTGGCTTACTTTCCTTACTCGGTACTGGTTTGTATTTGGATAAGTTGATAAAATCCATAGTATTGGCTTCTTTACAAAGATATTCAAAATAACTACAATCTTCATATTTATTTTTAGTTTTATCCCAAAAATATTCATTTTGTGTTTTATGATATTTTGGTTTAGTTACATTGATTTCTTCCCACAAGTCCTTTCTATTAATCTGCTTCATACCACTTGTAAATTTCAACCAATCAATAAAATTAGTCCAATAATTAGCTGGTAATCGTTTACAAATAAGTCTAATTTCATCATCTGTTAAATTATATTTATAATTAGCTTCAATATCAAAATGTTTTACTGCTTTTGATAATTTTTTACTTTGTTTGGGCTGTTTTATAGTTGTATCACGATCAAGTGCAACCACATTAAATAGAAAGTCTTTTAACTCTTTTGGAAGTGGTTGAATTTCCTTGTTTAAGATTACTTCATATCTCTTACCATTCACTACCGAATTCAAACCAGTCAAATATCCATTTGTATCTCCCCCACGTGTATCAATCTTATATTTATCTGATTGTATTTGACTTAATCCTTCTTCGTGTTTGAATATTAAATGCTTTCCACCATTTGGTGTTGTTTGTGTGTAAGTATTGAAATATTCAACATAATTTTCACCAAATCTGTCAATGAATTCTTTATGGAATTTGTTATTAATTGGATCATAAGGCTCTTTACCTTCTTTATTGTAAAAATCCAAATCCACTCCAAATACACCACTATCTTCATTACATACAATACCAACATTATATTTAGGATTTGCTTTATAATTCTTGTTTTGGTTTTTCTTATCCAACCAAGCATTCTCTGGAATTTTTGTATTAGTCTGTAATTTAATCTTAATAATATCACAAATTTTCATAATCTTATTATTAGTAATTATTTTTTTTTTCTGCGTTTTAATCTGTTTGTGTTGTTGTTCAATTGTCTTTCCCTTATCATATTTAATTTTATTATTAGAAGCATAAATTGTATCTTCGATAAATCCACTGTCAATAATACAAGTTGCACAAGTAGAAATATAAGATCCCTTACCACATTTAGAGCAGTTAAACGGCGTTTTTGGTTTAGTCATTTTATTATATAATGTATCACGAGATCTCTTTAAGTCATTTTGTTTCATTTTATATTATAATGTAACATTTTATTTTTTAAAAAGTGTCCCAAATTTGGAAAACATATATAGGAAATTCAAAAAATGGGACACTTTTTAAAAAGTATTAAATGTGTAATAAAAGGTTTAAATAAAATGTTACATTAATATATATAATGGAAATAGTAAGAAAAGCGATTGACCAAGCAAGAAACATTAAACCCAATAGTTTAAGGGCGTATATTATAAGCATTAATAAGATACATAATGCTATATTTGATAAAGATATTGTTGATAAAAAAAACCCATTAGATTTTTTAAAAGATGAAAAAAAAGTATTAGATACAATCAAAGATCTAAAAATTAATACACAAAAAAACTACTTATCAGCTGTAATAGTTGGCTTAGATAGTATGAATAATAATGGAATATATGATACTGAATTGAAAGAATACCGTGAATATTTAGATGATTTGAATAAACAAGTTATTAAGGATTTAGAAAAGAATGAAAAAACTAATAATCAAGAAAAAAATTGGGTTTCATTACAAGCATTAAAAAAAGTAATGAATTCTTATAAACGTGATTTGATAGACCGTGATGTATTCAAAAAAGAAACTATTACAAAAAAACAACGTGATATTCTACAAATGTGGGTAGTTGCTAATTTATATTTACACGATGACAACCCACCAATTAGACTTGATTATGGTGGAATGAAAGTAGTTAAGAATTCTGATTATGAAAAATTAAGTAAAGATGAATTAGAAAGTAATAATTATTTAGTTGTAAAATCAAGAACTAATAAGTTTTTTCATTTTGGAGAATATAAGAGTAAAAAAGCTCACGGTATAAAAAAAATACCTGTTGGAAAAATACTAAATAGTGTTCTGAATATATGGTTAAAATTTAATGATAGTGGTGATTTACTTGTTGATTCGAGAGATAAACCAATGAATTCAAATCAATTATCAAAATATATTACTAAGACATTTTCACCAACTGGAAAAAAGATCACAGCAAACCAATTAAGACATATTTATATTTCAGAAAAACACCCTGTCGAAGTAAATGATAGTAAAAGTAAGACTGCTGATAAAATGATGCATAGCGTCAGCACTCAAGAGAAGTATTCAAAAAAGTAAATATAGCTATTCTTTAAAAGTTTCTTGATGTAACTTTTTAATTTTAGTTTTAAGTTTTCTGTTTTGTTTTTCTAATTCCACAATATGTACTTCTAACGAAAGCAATATATCTCTGATTTCTTGTAGTAAATTTACTAAACTCATTTATTATATATGTATTTTTTTTTTTACCATAAAATTTTTATAGCGTGATAATTAGCATTAGATGGCGATTTATATGCAAGTGTTCCATCTTTCTTTTTGATTCCTTTTGCACGTGCTAAATAAAGTTTCCTTCTATCCTTGTCTTTATGGTCTTTACTTTTCCAAATACCAGTTTTATCTTCATAATGCTGGTATTTATCATTTCCAAAATGTATTGTTTTATTATTAACTTTAACCATTAATTTCTTACCTTTTCTTGTGGATTTTTCGTAATCGTATTTACCAACTTTAACCATTATTACTTATTAAATAGATAATAATTTTAATGGTTTTAATAAATCACAAGGTAAATCAACTAATTCTTTTTTCTTTTCACCATTTCTTAAATTACCATTCATTGTTGTATTACCAAATATACCATCATCTTCCCAAAAATAAACAACGTGTTTTGATGGATCATTTCTTTTTTGAAAACGGAATAAATAAATCGTCCTAAGTGATGTTCCGTTTTGTCGCCTGAGTCTTCCTTTGACTAATTTATTTAAACCAAAATAAATTGTCTTGTATTGACCTTTGAAAATGTTTCTACTTTTCAATTCTAAATCCATTTTTAATTCATCACTTCTAAAATCAAATGGATCATATTTATATGGTGTTTTTTTTATATCTTTTATTTTACTTTGTAATAAGGGTAAAACGTGTTTTTCTTTTATTAATCCCCATTTAACGTCTTGTTCAATTTTACTTCTAAGCATAATGTATATAATAAAGAAAGATAATAAAAATAAAATATTAACTTATAATAAAAATGCTTGACGAATATGAAGATGACTTAACCATATTACCTGTAAAACCAGCACCCAGTGATAAAAAAATTAAACATCACCCAACACTTCCTGATGTTAATAAAGGAGCTTGTATGATTGATATTGCAAAACCAAGATCTGGAAAAACTTTAAGATGCGTGAATTATTTACAAAATCCAAATTTCTATGCTGGAAAATTTGATGCTGTATATATTTATAGTTCAACTATGTCTAATGGAGATGAAACAGCAAGATTTTTATATGATGAATATGGTGATACTATTTATTCAGAATATTCAGATGGACACCTTCAAAGTATTATAGATTATCAAGACCAAATCCCAAAACAACAAAGACCAAAAATTGCATTAATATTTGATGATTTCATAGCATTTCCAAACATAAATAAAAACAGTTTAATGTTCAAAATAGCTACATCTTATAGACACCACAATATCGGATTATTATTATATAATACGCAAATGTTAAAATATGTTCCCCCAGTGGTTAGAGCCAGTGTAAACTATGTTATTCTATCGCAGAATTCAAATATGAAACAAGTTGAAGCCCTATCAGAAGAATATGGTGGTGTATATGGTGTTGAAAAATTCAAAGATATTTTCGCACAAGCAACATCAATTCCCTATGGTTTTTTGTATTTGGATCTATATGGCTTTACTGGAAATGGTAATAGACCTAAAGCTTATTCCAATTTTTCAAAATTGTT